TAAATGGTGGTAAAGGATTTGATCTTTTAAATCCACCTCAAGCATTTTTTGGAAATACTATTGTAGGTAGTGGAGCTAGTGTTTATTTTGGACTAGAGGGTGAATTAACTGAGATACTTGTATCTAATCCTGGAAAAAATGTAAATAACGATCTGAAGATAAAAGTAGAAGGCGGCAACAACGAAAATGTTCAGTTAAACGTTGTTTTATCTAAAGAATTTAGTGAAAAAACATTTTCTCCACTTAGTGATGTAAGTCTTTTAAATGATACAATTACTTTTGCTACAGATCATAACTTTATAAATGGCGAACCAATCAAATATAGTGTTCTTGGAGTAGGAAATACTGCTATTGGTTTAGCCAATGGTTCAAATTTGGTTAATAATTCAATTTATTTTGTTAATGTATTTGATAGTACTACTGTCCGATTATCAAATTCTAAAGAAGATGCTTTATCTGGAAAAGTTATAAACTTTGGTACTGAATTTGGTAGTGGTGATCACAAAATAGTATCAGTAAATCCAAAAAATACTTTGGATAGAGTTCAAATATTAAATCCTGGTAATTTTTACGCAAAATCATTAATTTTAAATTCTCCTAGAGTATATCCAAAAAATAATAATTATGAATTCGTTCAATATGGTGTAAACTTAAACTCTGATTACATCTATTTTAGAGATCACTCATTTAAAGATGGGGAATTGATTGAATATGTAGCTTCTGATTCTGTTATTGGTGGACTGAGAAATAATGAGTATTATCATATTATCTTAATTGATAAAGATTCTTTTAGACTAGCTTTTGCTGGCAATTCTTTAAATAATATTTCCAAAGCAAACTATAAAAATAATAAGTACGTTTTACTATCATCTACACCAGCAATTGGTTCTCATTGTTTTAAATATCCAGGAATTAGTATTACAATTGATAATGATAAATCAGATGAATCTCCAGAAATAGTATCAACAATAAGAGGTTCTATATCTGATGTTATCATGTCTACTAATGGAAAAAAATATGGATCTAAAGTTATAAATTTTGAAAAAGAACCAACACTTAATATTTACAGAGGAGAAGGTGCTTTTATAGCTCTACTTACTAGTGGTGGAAAAATTGTAGAGTCTTATATCACAATACCTGGAAAAAATTATTATTCAGAACCAGAATTAATATTGCAGTCTAAGACAGGAAAATTTGGTAAATTAAAAGCTGAAATATCTAATGGAAAAATTACCAATGTGATAATTATTAATCCAGGTGTTGACTATGATGATACTACTGAAGTATTAATTAGAGATACTTCATCAGATGAAAGATTTAGGGTAAATGTTCAAAACTGGAGAGTTAATAGTGTTGTTAAAAATATTTTAACACAAAATAATATTTCTGATGTATCTGGGGTTATAAACGAACATAGTATTATTTCAGGTAATTCGAATTCATCTCAAATAATTTCGATGTATGTACCAAAATTATTGAGATCTCGTTTTGGTGATAATGAAAATGGTACAGATGCTGATATCATTACTAAAAAATTCCCACATTCCAAAATTATGGGATGGTCTTATGATGGTAATCCAATATATGCACAATTTGGTTATTCAAATCCCAATTCTTCAATTGATGGTATTAAAAGAATAAGAAGTGGTTATAGTCAAATACCAACTGCAAAATTAAACACAGATGATAATCGTCCTGGGGACATTTCTGAATTTTCAGCTGGATTCTTTATAGAAGATTATTATTTTGATAATTCGGGTGACTTAGATGAATTTAATGGTAGATATTGCATAACACCAGAATATCCAAACGGAACATATGCATATTTCTCTGTTTTGGATGTTAATGGATTGCCAGCTTTTCCATATTGCATCTATGGTTTATCTGAAAGATATGATAATTTCAATCAAGATTTTATTAAAACAAAACAAAATTATTTAAATAAAATTTCAACAGATTTAATTTCTGTAACATATTACAATAGATTATTCAATTCTAATGCAGAATATCCATTCTTGGATAAAAATTATATAGATTTTAGATTAAACATAAATGAAGTTCCTGGATCTTTTGTAGATAAATTATTTGTTTTAAATCCTGGAGATGATTACAAAGTAAAGGATCAAATAACTATTAACAATCCAGAAGATTTTGGTGTTAGTTCTAAAGGTTCTGTAACTTCGATCAAAGGAAAAACTATTTCCAATGTAATTACTAATGTTAATCAGAAAAATAAAATATTTTTCCAAATAAATCCAGATTCTGTAACTGGCATTTCAAGTCAACCGCATGACTTATCATCCAGAGCTAATATTAGAGTAAGTATTACCGGAGTAACTACAAATAATTTTACATTTTTAAATGGTGCTTATGCAATTAACTTACTACCAACAAGTACAAAAATAGTTGAAAATATTCCAAATGCTGGTTTTACTACTCATTTAAAATTTTCTGAAGGTATTAATTCTTTGGTAATTGATGTTGATGATGTTATTAAAATTGGTGATGAACAAATGAAGATTCTGAATATTGATGCAGAATCAAATACCGCAAAAGTAACTAGAGCTCATAATTTAACTCTTAGAGAGGCTCACTCTACTGATGATGAAGTTTCTTTACTAAAATCAAGATTTACTTTCAATACTGGAATTAGAACAGAAATTTATACTGAAAATTATATAAAATCATATTTTGCAAAATCTCAGGTTGGTGTAGGTACTACAACAATAACATCATCATATGTCGGAATTAAGACAGAAATTAAAATTGATCCGAAAAAAATATATTTACCAAATCATAAATTTGAAAATAATCAAAAGGTAATATATGAACATTCTGTTGGTACTGGATTAACTGTATCTACAAGTGCAACTTTAACACCAACATTTACATTAAGTAATGCACAATCATTATTTGTAGTAAGATATGATAATGATTTTATAGGATTAAGTACAACCAGAATTTCTATAGGCAATAGTAATCCTGGCTTGTATTTTGCAGATCTTCCGGATGAGGATCAATATGATCAATCATTAACCTTTAATACTTTACCTCAGGGTAATATTAGAGAGTTTGAGACTATTGTATCTACATCATCAACTCATGGACTATCTGTTGGTGATGTCATATCTTTAAAGTCAAATCCAAACTTCACATATGAGTTTACACTTTCATATGATAACGATTTAGAATCTCTATTATTAAATTCCCAATTAATAGATCCTAATGCTGGAATATCTTCATTAACCAATACAGTCACTATTCAAAATCATGGATTAGAAACTGGTGACGTTATTAGATATGAAAATGTTATTAGTGGATCTTTACTGGGTTCTGATTTTGTTAGTGGTAATCTATACCACGTTAAAGTTTTCTCTCCAGATTTATTTGCATTTGCCAATACAGAATTGGATGCAATTAATGGAAAATTAATTGATATTGGAATCACAACATCTATTCATAGAATTAGAAAAGTAAATCCAACACTTAGATGTGTTAAAGGATCAAAAATTAAAATTGATATTGGAGACATGATCTCTGGTGAGGGTAATCCACAACTTAATTTTTATCAAGATAATGAATTAAAAATTAAATATAATTCTGCAGAATTTATTAATAATGAAACTAATATTATAATTGATACTAATAATATTCCAAATGAATTATTCTTCAGTCTAATTAGAAATGGATCTATAATTGGTGGAACAGATTTAAAACAATCTAAAATTCAAGTATTTAATAGTTTTTATGATGAAACATATAATATTAGTGGAGTTTCTTCAACAACATCATTCAATATAGAATTGATAAGCGTACCTGAAGTTTTATCTTACGGATCTACAAATTCTAGTCCAAGCTACACAACAATATCAGAAAATGCTTTTGGTCCTATCAATGATGTCACTATTACGGAAAAAGGTGATTTATTTAAATATCCTACTGGATCAGTATCTATTATTAGTGATCATGGAAGATCTGCAAACATTAGATATGAACTGAAAAAACTTGATGGAGTCAAAAACAAAACTAAAATTAGTAAAAATACTTATGATTTTTCGTCTGATGAAACTTACACCTTTAATTTAGATATCCCATCTATAGTTTCTGTAAAATCAAATAAAAAAATTGTTGATATTAAAGTAATTGATGGTGGAAATAATTATAACTCTCCACCAAAAGTTGTTGTTACCGATGAACCAAATGTCATAACAGCTGCATCTCTTTTTGGTAATTCTGTAGGTTCTGTAGACTTAATAACTAAAAATAATGGCATTTTAAGGGATTCTGCAACAGCTTTCCCAGAATTTAATACCAATGGTATTGAAATTATTAACGTAACTACAGAGTCAAATAACACAACAATTAATTTATTCATAAAAGAACCTAATAACGGATTTGAAACATTCCCATTTGAAGTTGGTGATGAAGTATTTGTTGAAGGTGTTGTGCCAGTCGATAATAATGTTGGAGATGGTTTTAATTCCAAAGATTATAATTTTGCATTTTTTAAAGTAACTAGAGTAACAACAACTCCTGGTTCATCTAATATAAGATATTCTATCGTTGGTTTAGGAAGTACTTCTGGTGGATTTGATCCAGAAAGGTCATACGGTAGAGTTATAAAGAAAGATGATCTTTCAAAATTTGAAGTAGTTTTAGATGAAAGTTCATATTTTGTTGGAGAATCTGTATTTACAGACTCTGGTTATAGTGCAGTTGTTGATGTTGATGGTTGGAATGAAACTAATTCAACATTATCTTTAGTAAAACAAACTGGAGTGTTAAAACCAGGCGATATTTTAATAGGGTCTCAATCTGGAACTAAGTCTATAATTGATAAAGTTAATGACTATAAATCTACCATATCAAAAAAAGCTTCATTAAAAACTTTTGAGAGTGTTAATGATTATATTAGTAATACTAATGAAGAAAACCAAGTTATATCCGATAACTTCTATTATCAACCATTCTCATATGATGTTAGATCTCAAGTACCCGTAAATACATGGGAATCTACTGTAAGTAATTTAAATCATATCTCTGGTTTTCAAAAATTTGGAACATTTATTTCTTCAGGAATAGTTACAGATGTTGCAACTAAAATAAATGAAGGTGAGGTTACATCAATAGTTTATATTGAAAGTGATGGAGGAGATTTTAATCAATATAAAGCTTTTGATCTTGTTAATGAAATTTCTTTGGATGCAGGGCCTTTCTTCTTCTCTAAAGAGATTATATTTAATAGTAGACAACTTACTGATAGTATTGAGTCTAGGACAAATAGATGTATTCTTATTGATGATATAAGCGAACAATTTACAGGAGAAATTGATGATGCAAATGGATCTGATATTGTAGGATTAACAACATTTAGACTAACAACTTCTGAGACTGGAAATAAATCTTCCTTATTTGTAAAATCTTTTGATGCCAGTAGTGATACTGATGTTATTTTAGATCAAGATAAAATTTATATAAAAGATCATAATTTTTCGACTGGAGAACAGGTAGATTATATACCTGATGGATCTAGAATTTCAATAACATCAACTAATAGAGTTATTGGTGGAGTTCCAACAACAACGTTACCAGATTCTGTTTTTATTATAAATCTAGATCAAAATCACATAAGATTGTGTGGATTGGCTGAAGATGCATCTATTGGAGCTTACTTTGAATTAACATCTAGGGGTACAGGAACACATAAATTAAAATCAACGAATCAGAATACTAGATGTTTGTTGACCATAGATGGAATTATTCAATCTCCATTATATAAAACTAAATTAGAATATAATTTGAATAGTCCAGTTGGAGCAGCTGATACTACAATTACTTTGACTGGAGTTACTTCTATCAGATCAAATTCTATTTTGCAAATTGGATCTGAATTACTTCAAGTTAATGTAGTTGGATTTGGTAATTCTGACTATCAACTTACTGTTGATAGAGCTTTTATGGGAAGTCCTTTAGGAACACATACTGTTGGTATGGGTGTTAGTCTTGTTAAAGGTGAATATATTATTAGAGATGATGTGGTCTTTTTCTCTGATGCACCTTTCTCGGGAATAAACACAGAGTTTGATTATTCAAATACTGGAATACCTACAAGTTTTGTTAGGTCTAGATTCCATGGAAGAGTGATGCAAAGATTAAATTATGATGCAAACAAAGTTTTTGATGATATTACCGAATTCTTTGATGGAAATGAGAATTTATTTGAACTAAAATCTAATAATCAATCTACTGAAGATATCTTCAGTAGTAATGCTGGTATTCTTACTGGTGCTGACGTAAATAGTGGCGTTATATTGATTAATAATATATTCCAAACTCCAAATATTGATTATCAATTAATTCAAAATGTTGGGGTTGGGGTTTCTATTGAATTTTTAGGTAATAGTAATGAAAACTTACCTTCTGGTGGTCAAATATTAGAATTTATTGAAGATACTGGTTCTGGTTATCAAGAATTAAAGAAAGCTACGGGTATTGTATCAGCTTTAAATCTATTTGCAGGATCTATTACTGGAGTTACATTAACTCAACCTGGAAGTGGTTATAGAGAAGATACTGCAGTAACCGTATTAGCTAATGTTGGATCGGGTGCTTCCATTGTTGCATTAGTTGGTACTGGAAATTATCCAGGAAATACAGTAAATATTAGTAATTTTATCTATGATGAATCTACTGGTATTTCAACAGTAACAACATCAACACCTCATGGTTTTGAAAGTGGTAGTACAGTAAGACTGAATGGAATTGAATTTACTTGCGATCCAGTTTATGCAGGTGTTACAACAACCATCTTCCCAGATGGAACGCAATCATATGAATATTCTATTAGAAAAATAAATTCAAATACTCAATTTGAAGTGCATGTTGGTATTAGTACTATTGCACACACATATAATACTGGCGGTATAGCTTCTCCTGGTTCTAATGTTGGATTTATAACTGGATTTAGAGTTGATGATGGTGGAACTGGATATTTGTCCAGTATACTACCAGATATCTCAGTACCAACTCCAAGATCATATTCAAACTTAAGTTTGAGTGGTGGTTCTGGATCTGGAGCTAAGATGGATATTGTTGTTTTGGGTGTTGCAGGAACTGTGTTCTCCTATAAATTAACAGATCCTGGTATTGGTTACAAAGAAGATGATGTATTATCAATAACTGGAATACCAACCAGTCCATTTGTATCGTCATCTTCTTCATTCAATATTACTGTTACAAACACCTTTAAAGATAAGTTCTCGGGTTATACTTTTGGTGAACTTCTAATCTTTGATGACATTTCCAATCAGGCTAATGGAGCAAGAACTAAGTTTTCTTTAACTAGAACTAGATCTGGCGCAAAAGAATTAGTTAGTTTAAATGTTCCAAAAGGATCTTCTTTTAAACTTCAAAATAATCTGTTAATATTCATTAATGATATTCTACAAATTCCCGAAGAATCTTATAAATTTGAAGGCGGAACACAAATCACATTCTTAGAAGCACCTAAAGAAAATTCTAAAATAGTAATTCTTTATTTTAAAGGATCTGATGAAGATGTTATTGAAATTGATGTTAGAGAAACTATTAAACCTGGTGATATTTTAGAATTAGATAAAGATGTTGCAACAAATTCTTCAAAACAACTAGAAAGAAAAACTTTCTCTATACTTTCATCTGATAAAGTTGAAACAAACATTTATAGTAATGTTGGATTAACCTCTGATACAGAACTGGATAGAATTCTTAATTGGACCAAACAAAAATCGGATTCTATTATTGATGGAACTGTTATTAGTAAAACTAGGCCTGAATTAGTTCCAAATTTTGTTCCCAATGTAAATATTATTAAAGATGTTTCTTCTACTGATACGGAAATATTTGTTGATACAGTAAAAGAGTTCCAACTTGATAGTCAACTGCAGATAAATCAAGATTTAATATTAGTTGATTCAAAATTCCAAAATACACATCAAGCTAAAGCTACTTTAAATATTGTTGATGGTTATATTGACAGTGTATCCATTTCTACTGGTGGATTTGGTTATTATAATACTCCAGAAGTTTCACTTTCATTACCAACTGAACTAATTGGACAAGTTGCTAGTAGTTGGGAACCATCTTGTCAGGAACAGGATAGTGATTTAACAACAATAGTTGGAATCACAACTATCTCAACAAATGTAACAGTATCTAGTTTCACAGTTCTAGTTTCAGACGGAGCTACTCTTCATATTGAAGAGGGTAATGATTACCTCATAGCTGGATTTGATTTAGATTTATCAACATTACATGACGTTACCTTTGATTCTCTTGAAAATGTTTATTACGTAGTAGGAAATGATGGGTTAGTGGCACAGTCTAGTAACAATATGTGTGAGTTTACAGTATATCCATTCGATGAACTAACATTTGATCCTGATCCAGTTTTATCGGTTGATATTGCATATTCTGGTTCTACTCATATCGTTATTGGTGGTAAAGGATTTGTTGGATTTGCTACTATTGGTAATGTTATCGATATTCAAAAGACAGCCTTCCCAGTAAGTACTGGTGGAATTGAGGCTGGAAGTTTCTTGGATCCTTCTAAAAAAGTATCCATTACAGACCAAACATTCAATGTTGTCAAACATTTCCCAACAATGAATGGTTTGATCGCATTAGGGTCAACTGTAATGACTAGTAGACAAAATATAAGTGATAATGGAAATACTAGGTTTGGATATGATTGGTCAATGTCTAGAATTGATTTTGGTGGACCAGCTGGACAACAATTAAATGATGTAGTTTACTTTGATAAAAAGGAATTTACTAATAGACCTTCTTCTAGAGGTTATGTTGCAGTTGGAAATACCGGATACATATTCAAAAGTCATGATGGATATAAATGGAATACTCAAAATACTTCTAGATCATTTAAAGTTTCGTCTTCTGCACTTCCATATACTGATTTGAATATAAATTCTATTGCAACCAACCAAGATTCTTTAGTTGCTGTTGGAGATTCTGGATCTATAATACGAACAAGAACATTAATTAATGGATCAGAAACTTGGGATGATGTAGGTATTGCAAATACCACTGAGAAATTTACTTCTATTACTCATACTGGAGAACAATATGTTGTTATCTCTGATCTTGGAAATATCTACACTTCTATAACTGGAATAAATTGGATTAAACAAAGTGGTATAACTAATAATAAATTAAATGCAATACACTTTGCAGATTATTCGCAATCTGAAAAAACACTAGTAGCTGTGGGTATTAATACTATTGTTAAGTCAGTTTCTGAAATTGTTGAAGGTATTATTGAAGCTGATATAACAAGTGGAATTGTAACTTCACTTAATATTATTAATGCGGGATATGGTTATAGTTCTTTAGTACCACCAATTATAATGATTTCACCACCTACTTCTAAATATGAAAGAATTGAAAATGTTAAAGTTGAAGGTGATTTTGGTAGTATTGTATCAATTTCTACTGTTGCAGGTATTGGTACAAGTTATGCACTAAAACTTGAATTGGAGATTGATCCCGTTCTAAATTCTGTACTGTATGACACATTCTCATCAACTATGAGTGGTATAAAAACCGGATATTATTTCTCAGTAACAGAATCTGTATTTGGCACTTTACCATCATCATTTAGTGGTATTGATACAACTAATAGTTATGCTGACATAAATACATCAACTTCCTTTAATAATATTTACAGAGCTGATTCAGTAATTGCTAATGAAACTGGAAGTGGTATCGTAACAGTTACATCAAATATTAATGCATCTGGTATTGATGTAGTTTCCCAAGAACTTAATAGTCACTCGGGAATAAGTACAAGACTAGAATATGTTGCCAAATATGGTTGGGGTAGAATTTTTGATATGGTTAGACCAGAATCTAAATCTTTTGAAATTTTTGATAATCATAGTCATTTAAGCAAAAATCCAACAATTCAAAGAATTATTGGATTAAAGGAAAGTTACTAAAATAAATAGATAAAAAACCTTGTGAGAAATGCCAGCACACATCACTGACCAGTTCAGAATAATAAATGCCAATAATTTTGTAGATTCTATTCAAGACTCTACTAAAAATTATTATACATTTTTGGGATTTCCAGATCCAACTAACACTTTAGTTGGAGGAACTGCCACTTGGAGTACTAATACTCCCAACCCAATTGATAATTTCAAAAATCAAAATGATTATCATGATACTATGTTATTTTTTAAAAAAATAGCAATAACTGATGTAAAAAGAGTAATTAGAAGATTGGATTGGACTAGTGGCCAAACTTATGATATGTATAAACCAAACATATCATCTTCCAATGTAGCTTCTGTAACCGGTAGTACCAGTTTATATGAATCTAATTTTTATGTAATGAATAGTGATTTTAGAGTGTATATCTGTTTACAAAACGGAACAACACCGGATAATCCTAATGGAAAACCATCACTAGATGAACCAATTTTTACAGATTTGCAACCAAGAAGTGCTGGACCTAGTGGAGATGGTTACATTTGGAAATACTTGTATACAATAACTCCATCGGATATTATTAAGTTTGTTACATCCCAATTTATTCCAGTTCCAAATGATTGGGGATCATTAGATACTGAAGAAGTTAAAAACGCATCTATTGATGGAAAAATTGAAACAGTAGTTATTAAAAATAAAGGAAACTCTGATTATACTCCTGGAGTATATACAAACATTCCAATATTGGGTGATGGAAATGATGGTAAAGTAAGTATTGTTGTTAATGCTTCCGGTCAAGTTTCTTCTGTATCAGTAACTAATGGAGGTCGTAACTATACAAAGGGAATCATTAATTTCGATCAATTTAATGTTTCAACTTTAAGTTCTGGAACAGGTGCGGACCTTGAAGTAGTTGTACCTCCAAAAGGTGGTCATGGTCAAAATATTTACAGAGAACTCGGTTCTTTCCGTGTAATGATTAATAGTGTATTTGATAATAATTCTGCTGAAAATAGTTTAGATTTTATTACAGGTAATAATTTTTCTAGAATTGGTATAATATATAATCCTGACACAAGTGATTCTGTAACAAATACTGGAACATCTTTGGGTGCAATAAAGGTAGAATCTACAGATTCTAATGTACCAATATCAAATACAATTTATACAACAAATACACAGATAAAACAAACAATATCAACAGGTAATACAGCAACAGCTTATGTTGCAAGTTATGATTCTACAAATGGTATCATAAAATATTATCAACCTGTTGGTCTAGCTAGATCTGATGTTGCATTTGATATTGATGAATTTACTTTTGATATAGGAACGGGTGGTTCACTTTTAATTACTGGAGAAACAACAGGAAGTTCACTTAGAGTTTCTAATTTTACTGGTAGTAGTGAAACTAATGTGATTACTGGAGAAACTGTTGATTTTGGAAGAACATTTACCAGAGGAATATCACCATCTGAAATAGAAACTAAATATAGTGGTGATGTAATTTATATTGAAAATCGAGCGCCGGTTCCTAGATCACCAAATCAAAAAGAGGATATTAAAATAGTATTAGAGTTCTAAAAATGTCAGAAAAAATTAACTTAAACGTATCTCCATATTTTGATGATTTTAATGAAGACTCTAATTATACTAGAGTATTATTTAAGCCTGGCACATCTATTCAGGCTAGAGAATTAACTACTCTACAGACATCACTGCAGAACCAGGTTGAAAAATCATCAAATGCAATATTTTTTGATGGTCAAATAGTAGAGTCTGGAGAAATAAGTTATATATCTTCTTTTGATTTAATTTTATTAGAAGATAACTTTAATGGTATATCAATTGAAGATTATATTGAACAATTTGAAAATAAAATTATTTTAGGTCAAGTTTCTGGAGTAAGAGCTAAAGTATTAAAGGTATTAAAAAAATCTGATTCTGAAAAATCCAGAAATACTCTTTATATCAAATATTTAAGTTCTTCTACAGATTTTTCAACTTCAACATTTTTAGATTCTGAAAATATTATTACCGAATCAACAGTTGCAACTTCGGTAACAACATTTTTCCAAAATAATTCTGTAGCCAGATGTATATCTAATCAATCTATAGGTAAATCATCTGGCATATCAATAAATGAAGGTGTAGCTTATATTAGAGGATTTTTTGTCAAGTTCCAATCTTCTTTGTTACTTTTAGATCAATATTCTACAACTCCAAGTTATAGAATTGGATTTACAGTTACTGAAAAAATTATAAAATCTCTTGATGATCCTTCTTTAAACGATAATGCTAGGGGATTCTCCAATTTTTCAGCTCCAGGAGCTGATAGACTACAAATAACTTGCAAATTTTCCAAAAAATCAATAAATGAAAAAAATGTTGATAATTTTCTAGAATTATTAAAGATTGAAGATGGAACTGTTACAAGTGAATCTAATCAAGAAATTTCTAAACTAGTTGAAGACGAATTAGCTAGAAGAACTTTTGACGAATCTGGTGATTATATCGTAAATGAATTTAATTTAAGTCTCAGAGAAAGTTTAAATAATTTAGTTGATAAAGACGGTTTTTACTTTGGTGATGAAAAAACTTATAACAATAACAAACCATCAGAAGACTTAAGTGTTCTTTCCGTTTCACCTGGAAAAGCTTTTGTTAGAGGATATGAAATTGAAAAAATTTCAACTACGTTATTTGATGTTGAAAAAGCTAGAGATAGTAAAGAAAAAAGAAATTGTACTTTACCTATAAATTTTGGTAAAAGTTTTAAAATAACCAATATTGAAGGAAATTTGGATGTTGGTGTAAATGCATACTATGCAGAAATACGAGATAGAAGAAAAGAATCAAATCATTTAGCTGGAAGTGGTTCTGTAATTGGTCATTGTAGAATTTATGATTTTAAGTTATTAGAATCATATGAAGATGACTCTACAGAAGGTCAACTATATTTTTATGATTTGCAATTTTTTACCAAACTATTAGTTTCTAGTAATATTACATCATATTCTGTGGGATCACAGATAAAGGGATTATCTAGTGGTGCTATTGGATATGTTAGAGGTTCTGATGGATTAACAAACAATCCAGGTGGTTCTGATAATTTTACACTTTATCAAATTAGTGGTAAATTTTTACCTGGAGAAAAATATAGTGTAAATGGAGTAGAAGATAGTAGACTTATTAAAGAGGTTATTGAATTTGGAAATTCAAATGCAAAATCTCTTAGAATAGTTGGATCTGCTCGCACATTTACATCAGACTTTGACCTATCAAATACTATTGATGTAAAAGTAAATAATTCATTTAAAATTAGTGAAGGTAGTGGATTTGCAGCTACAGTTACTTCCTCAAATGACTTCTTTGTTTCTTCAGTGAAAGTTAATGATATTTTACAATATACCAATCCTGGATTTTCAACAGTTTCTTACAACAGAGTAACTGGTATAACAACATTGACCAATGAAATAACATTAGCATCTGTTCCTACAGTTAATGGTGTTTGTGTTGGATCTTTACCGACATCTGATTTAGAAGTATCTGATTTATCAATTGCAAGAACAGAAATTGAAAAGGGCACTGATACTGGTTTGTATGCAAGTTTACCAAATAATTTAATATCAGATATTGATACAGATTTTTCCACATTAAGAGTTAGGAAACAATATAATGTATCAATTTCCAGTAATTCTGGAACTGTTAATGAGGGATCTACAAACCTAACATTTTTACCATTTTTTGATAACAGATATTTATTACAATATTCGGATGGTACTATTGAAAAATTAAATTCAAATAAAGTAGTAATATCAGGAGATGGTAGAACTTTAACATTTAGATCATTAGATAAAGTTTCGGATGTTTCTGCAAAATTAATTGCAACTTTAGTTAAAACATCTCTTAAGAATACTACTAAAATTATAAAAAGATGTGAAACTCTTATCTTAAATGATTCTACTTTAGTTACTTCCGGAACCGGAGAAAATACTTTGAATGATGGATTATCATATGATCCTACCGGAAAATATGGAATTCGTGTTCAAGATAATGAACTTTGTCTAAACCATCCCGAAGTTTTAACTATTCGCGGCGTATTCCAATCTTCTACTACCGGAAGTCCAAAAGTACCAACTATAGAACTTTCAAATTCACAGGATTTATCTGAAAGTATTATTGGAGAAGAATTTTTTGGAGAAATTAGTAAATCTGTTGGTGTTGTTCTTCCATCTATACCAGGCCAATCAAATACATCAGATAAAGTTAATTTTATTTTTGTAAATGATCGTGTCTTTATTAAAGGTGAAAAAGTAACATTTAAATCTTCGGGAATAAATGGAACCGTAAGTAATATTACTTTTGGTGATAAAGATATTAAAAATGAATATAACTTAGATAATGGTCAAAGAGATGATTTTTATGATTATTCTAGATTAGTTAGAAAGAATGGTAGTAATTACGTACCAACTAATAGATTATTGATTGTTTATGATCGATATGATAATACTGGTACAACTCAAGATTTTGTTAATATTGATAGTTACTCATATGTTGATTATGAAAGAGATTTATTTACTTTCAATAGTAAAAGAAATAGTGACATTATTGATTTTAGACCGAGAGTTTCTTTCTATAATAAAAATATAGCAACTTTTGGACCTTTCCATTATCTGAATAGAACTTTTGCAAAAAATAATTCTTCAATAACTGTTGTGGATGATGAATCCATTACTTTAAATTATTCTTATTATGTTCCTAGAATTGATAAGTTGGTTTTAACTAAAGATGGTGTTTTTGAGTATAAAAAAGGAGCTCCTGATACAAATCCACAACCACCATTATTTGATGAAACATCATTAGATGTTGCAACTCTATATTATCCTGCCTATACATTTAATACTTCAGATGTGAAAATTGATATCTCTGAACATAAGAGATATACAATGAAAGATTTAAGAAATCTGGAAAGTAGAGTTGAAAATCTAGAATTATATACAACCCTATCGTTACTAGAGTCTGAAACGAACAATCTAAAGATTGAAGATGCTTTGACTGGAATTGATAAGTTTAAATCTGGATTCTTTGTAGATTCTTTTATTAATAATACCAGTCAAGATTTATCTAATCCAGCTTTTTCTTGTTCTATTGATAAAAAATTAGGAGAATTAAGACCTCCATATTACACAACATCTCTAGATTTGATTCTTGGTTCAAAATCATTCTTAGGTATTGGTACAGAAGCAGATCCAGATATTGACATCAGTCAAGCTAAAGATTTAGAATCTGATAATCTTCAAAGAACTGGTAATATAATTACCTTAAAATATAATGAAGTAAATTTCAAATCTCAAAGTTCTGCAAATTCTTCTATTAAAGTTAATAGTTCAAATATTTCCAATTTTAGTGGTAATATTAAATTATACCCTTCTTCGGATATTTGGTTTGATCAAACTAAATATGAATCTTTGAATGATAATACTTTTGATCAATTTAAATTTGATAAATCTGAGTCTGGTCCAAACACAAACTTCTTTGATGTTGAATGGGATTCCTGGAAAAATTTCTGGTCAGGAATAGTTAATACAAATAAATCTAAGAATATCAATGGTTCTATTGATCCTTATTTCTGGAATTATTCAGACGAATCTATTGTATCTAAGAATAATAATAGCTTAATTTCATCAATATCATTAAATTCTGATGTAGATACTAAAAATTCAAAAACATCAAATAATAGATATTTCAATAAAAATGTTTCTCCATACATGAGAAAAAGAAACATTTCTTTTGATATTGATTCTCTTAGACCAACAACAAGATTTTATTCGTTTATTGATAATATTTCTATTGATGATTTAATTATTCCCAAATTTATTGAAATTGAAATGATTGCCGGTGCATTTACTGTAGGAGAAGATGTACTTGGATTTGTTGAAATTGATGACAACAAGGGCGAAGTTCCAACTGTCAATTTTAGGTTATCATCTACAAATCACATGAGTGGATCATATAATAATCCATCAGAAGTTTACGAAAAAAATCCATATGATAATACTGTTCTACAATCAACATATTCTCAAACATCTACAGTTTTAAATGTAGATCTCCAAAGTTTGTCATCTATGATGATTTCAAAATATTATGGACAAATTCAATCTGGAATGATTTTAGTAGGAAAATCTAGTGGAGCTCAAGCTAAAATTTCAGATATTAGATTAATATCAAATGATGGAGGAATTCTTCAGGGTATTATTTCTATTCCAAACCCAAGTGGATTAAATAAAAAATTCCTTACTGGCAAGAAAACAATTCTATTTAACTCTGATAAATTTAACTCTGCATTATCAGAATCTAGTTTTGCTGAAATTATATTTGAATCTTCGGGATTCTTACCTTTGAGTGAAAATGGCAGCATTTCGGTTAGAAATACTAGTGTTGAAAAGAAAAATATTAAATCCAATACTATTACAAATTCATTTATAACAAATGTTTATGAGAATAATGAATTCCAAAATAATCTATTAAGAGATTATAATTATGCCAATCCACTAGTTCAAACATTTGTTGTTAACGAGCCAAGTGGAATATACTTAACTAGTATTGATCTATTTGTTAAATCTAAAGATACCAATTTACCTTTAAATATTGAGATTAGACCAATTAAGAATAATTTACCAACTTCTACTTCGGTTCCATTCTCCAAGGTAAGTCTCTTACCATCAAAAGTAACAACATCTGCAGATTCTTCATTACCAACCAACTTCAAATTTGAATCTCCAATTTATATTCAACCAAATCAAATATATGGCATTATTATTTACAGTGATTCTGATGAATATGAAATTTATACAAGCAATTTCAATGATGTGGGAACTTTAGATCTTATTGACGGAACTACTTTAAGTAAGTCTTCATCTATTGGCAATTTGTTGATTCCAAATAATATTGATATAAACATAGAGAAAAATACAAACATAAAACTTTCAATTTACAAAGCAAAGTTTGTTACAAATACAGGCACTTTAACCTTATATAATCCAAACTTAGATATTGGTAATGGTTTTAGACCAAAGTTGAAAGAAGATCCATTTATTTGTTTCTCAAGAAGAAATACATTAACTCTAGATAATTTAATTACTACAGTTGGAGTTGCTACTATTGGTTATCAAATTACGCAAGCTGATAACTTATCTGCAACTGGCATCTTAGTTAAGACTGGTGGAAAAGTTGGTTTAGGTACAACCACATTAACAGTTTCTTCTGTTGGTACAGGACTTACACCTACATCAGGAACCATTTCTTATCCTAATTTAAACTTTACAACGTTAACTGGTAATGGTAGTGGATTGGTTGGACTTGTAAGTGTAACTAATGGATCTATTGATTATGTTGATGTTACAAATGGTGGATCAGGATATTTACCTAATGATGTTGTGACAGCTGAAATTGGAAATACTGGAACTGGATTTAAATTCTCCGTTGGAATTAGAACTGCAATTACTAAATTTATTCTTGATGATGTTCAGGGTAAATTTAACAGTACCGGTAATCTTATGATTAGAAATGTAGCTACTGGTACTACTAGTTTGTTTGTTCAAACCTTAACTCCAACTTCAGTTTCGGATAGTTCTGATGAAAGAGATGGTTTGCATATGATTGTCAATCATACAAATCATTTTATGAATTCTAAGAGAAATGATGTTGAGTTATTTGGAGCTCAAACAGATCTACCTTCTCTTATATTATCATCAGAAATTACTGAGACTGATACTTCAATTCAACTAAATTCAGTAACAAACCTCTCACAATTTGAAGGTATTGGTATTGGAACAACAAATGCCGGATATGTAAAAATTAATGAGGAATTGATAAAATATGAATCAATCACTGGAAATTCATTATCAAATGTAACCAGAGGAATTGATCAAACAAAACCAGTTACCCATAAAGCCGGAGCTCTAGTTAAAAAATATGAAATGAATGGTGTTTCTTTAAGGAGAATTAATACAAGATTTAATCTTTCTGATGTTACTACATCAAAACAAAATACTGGTGATTCATATTATTTAAAAGTTGGAATTGATACCAATGGTACAGATAGAACTGGATTTGTTGGATTACCTAGATTGTCATTCATTAGAAATACCTCAGCTGGGCGTAACAATGTAACTTCTACTCAAAATATTCAATTTGAATCAATTACACCAAACGTACAAATATTTGTACCAACATCATGTAATATTAATAGTTCAGTAAGGACTATTACAGGAACTAGTGATGGTGGAAATGAATTTGCCTTCTCTGATAAAGGATTTGAGGCATTAAGTCTTACTGGAACAACAGTCTTTAACTCTCCAAGACTCATTACTTCTAGAATAAATGAATTGGAAAAACTATCCAATTTACCAGGAAGAAAATCATTATCAGTAAGAATGGAATTTACATCAAATGATGAAAACGTTTCTCCAATATTAGATTTGGATAGATGTAATATGATATTTACTTCTAATTTGATTAATAATCCAGTTAGTGACTTTACTTTGGATAGTCGAGTTAATTCTTTAAGTGAAGATCCAAATAAATTTATATATTTAACAAAACAAATTGATTTAAATATTTCTGCAAACTCCTTAAAAGTTATATTAGATGCCTACAAACCATCAGGTTCTAATATAAGAGTATTGTATAAACTGATTACTGAGGATAAAGATAAAAATTCTGAAAAATTTGTATTATTCCCAGGATACTCAAATCTAGATTTACTTGGAAATGTAGTTAATTCTGAAAATAGTGACGGAACATCTGATGTTTTTGTTAATAACAGTAACCCAGGTGAATTTAAAGAACATATCTTTACTGCAAATAATTTAGAACCATTCCTTGGATTTGTTATTAAAATAATAATGACAGGTACTAATAGTGCGGATGTTCCAAAAATTAAAAATCTTAGGGGTATATCTTTATCATGATCAATGTTGAGGGTCATTCAAATTATAAAAGAGATCCGTCTAATAATTCTATAGTGAATACGGATCTAAATTCTTATAAAGAATATAATAATAAATTAAAACGATTACAAAATCAAGAAGATAGAATTGCAAATATAGAAAATAAATTGGAAAAGATAATGGAGATTCTTCTAAATAATACAGAAATAAAGTGATATACAGGCAAAGGAGTATTACCTAATGGCAAAGCCAGCTTCTAGACAACAATTAGTTGATTATTGTTTAAGGAGATTGGGAGCTCCTGTTCTTGAAATTAATGTTGATGACGATCAAATTGATGATTTGGTCGATGATGCTCTACAATATTTTCAAGAAAGACACTTTGATGGTGTTGAAAAGATGTATTTAAAACACAAATTTACATCAGATCAACTCTCCACAATGAAAACTGGAGTTACAAATACAACTGCAACGTCTACTGTTGGTGTTTCAACAACTTTTACTTGGGAAGAATCTAATAATTTTATTCAAGTTCCAGATTCTGTAGTTGGAATTGAAAGGGTTTTGAAATTTAATAGTTCTTCTATTTCTAGTGGAATGTTTAGTGTTAAATATCAACTATTTTTGAATGATGTTTATTGGTTTAGTTCTACTGAATTATTAACTTATTCAATGGTTAAATCAAAACTTGAGGATTTAGATTTTTTAACAACTACTACTAAAAATATAAGATATAATAAAAGACAAAATAGACTATATCTAGATGTTGACTGGTCAACACTTTCATCCGATGATTATATTGTTATTGAGTGTTATCGTATTTTAGATCCAAATGATTTTACAAAAGTCTATAATGATAGTTTCTTAAAAGAATATTTAACGTCTCTTATCAAGAAACAGTGGGGTCAAAATTTAATTAAATTCCAAGGAGTTAAACTTCCTGGAGGAGTAGAATTAAATGGTAGACAAATTTATGATGATGGTGTTGCAGAACTAGAAAATATAAAACAAAAAATGAGTTCATATTATGAACTTCCACCTTTAGATATGATCGGATAAGATAATGCCATTAAATCCATTTTTTCAACAAGGCACCAAGGCTGAACAAAATCTTGTTCAAAGTTTAATAAACGAACAATTAAAAATTTACGGTGTAGAAATTTACTATATTCCTAGAGATTTTGTTAGAACAAATACTATAATAAGAGAAGTTGTTCAATCCGAATTCACTGATAGTTATCCATTAGAAGCTTATGTAGAAAACTATGAAGGGTTTCAAGGATCTAATGATTTAATGACGAAATTTGGTGTCAGGGTAACTGATGAATTGAATTTAGTCATTTCAAAAGATAGGTATGATAATTATATAAGACCCCTTTTAGAGGGAAGATTTAATAATGATCCTACAAAAATAAAACTATTTTCTAGACCAAAAGAAGGTGACTTAATATGGTTTCCACTATCAGATACAATTTTTGAAATTAAATATATTGAACATGAACAACCTTTTTATCAATTAAAAGAAAATTATGTTTATCAGTTAAGATGTGAAATATTTGAATATGATAATGAAGTTATTGATACTGGAATTGAAAAAATTGATGATAATGTTAAAGATGATGGTTATATTTTATCTTTAAATTTAGCTGGAATTGGTTCTACAGCTACTGCAATAACTTCTTTAGTTTCCGGTGCAGTTACTAAATTAACTTTACTTAATGGTGGAACAGAATACACATCAACACCGTTAGTTACAATAACACAACCACCAATAGGAGGAACACAAGCTACAGCTGTTGCTATAACAACACAACTTGATAGTGGAACTTATGCAATTGATGACTTGCGATTAATAAATCCAGGAGCAGGATATACAGCAGCTCCAACTGTAAGATTTGTAGATTCTACTGGATCTGGAGCTATTGCAACAGCTGGAATTAGTACTTTAAATTCTATTGGTATTGTTACCATTACAAGTAATGGATCTGAATACATAACTAAACCAACCGTAACAATATCCGGACCTTCTACAGGAACTACTGCAATTTTAGATCCTGTTATTGTATCAAATACTGTAACTCAATTGAGAATAATTAATGCTGGTTTTGGATATACTGTTGCGCCAACAATAACAATATCAACACCATCTGGAATATCAACAGGTAACTATGTATTTAATGAAATTGTTACTGGCCAAACATCAGGAATTAAAGCCAGAGTTAAGGATTGGGATTTTGGAACCAAAACATTAAAGGTTGGTATGTTAAATGGTAATTTTAAAATTGGAGAAAGAATTGTTGGATCTGCAAGTACAGTAGAAAATGATTGGATAACTGCAAATGGTGATTATATATTAAAATCTACAGGTTCGGATGTCTCTTCTCAATCAATTAAATTTGATACATCTGATGTATATTCGGAAAATGTAAAAATAGAATCTGAAGCTGTCGATCTTCTAGATTTTACGGAAAAACATCCATTTGGAAATTTCTAGACTAAATAACTAAAAATGCCAACAGTCACCTCCTTTAGTAAATGAGTAATATACGAGTAGTAAATTTAAAGTCTTTGAGTGGCTTGCACACTGCAGCAAGAACTGATGGAAATGGTTATTTAACCGTCCCAAATGGTCTAATTGTTACTGGATTTGCAACTATTACCGAAGTTAAAGGTAATTTAGATGGGGAAACAGTAAATACAACGGGTATATCAACTTTCCCATTTATAGTAGGAAATACAAATATTCAATCTTCGGGTATTATTACTGCACCAACATTCGTTGGAGATTTAACTGGTAATGTTACCGGAAATTTAAATAATACATCCGGGGTAGTTACAACAACAACTTTACATGTTGGATCTGCTACTACAATTTTTAATGGTAATGTAGAAACAACAGGATCTGTAGATGTATCAGGAATAGTTACATCTAGTGGTGGTTTTATTGGTAATTTAACCGGTAATGTAACTGGTAACTCAGACACTGCTAGTACTTTAGTAGATGGTCTTTATAATTTAAATACTACTGGTATTATTACTGCTTCAGAATTCTCAGGAAATTTAACAGGTGATGTAACTGGTACTATTGCTGATGGTGACTTTAATTTAAACAGTACTGGTATTATTACTGCATCATCATTTGTTGGAGATTTAACTGGTGATGTTACTGGCAATGTAACTGGTAATGTTAATGGTACTGCATCTAATCTTACTGGTAGTAGTTATGATTTAAATACCACAGGAATTATTAGCGCTTCAAACTTTGTTGGAAGTTTTCAAGGAAATTTAACTGGTAATGCGGATACAGCAAACGATTTGAGTGGTGTTTCATATAGTTTGCAAACTTCTGGAATTATTACAGCAACCTCATTTTCCGGTGATTTGATTGGTGATGTTACTGGTAATTTAACTGGTAATGCAGATACTGCTACTAATTTGGTAGACGGTAGTTTTAATTTAAATACTTCTGGTATTATTACTGCTTCATCATTTGTAGGTAATTTAAATGGTAATGCAGATACTGCTACCACTTTAGAAGATGGTAGCTATAATTTAAATACTTCAGGTATTATTACTGCGTCAGAATTTGCGGGAACTTTAACTGGTAATCTTGTTGGTGGTGTAACCGGTAATGTAACTGGTATTGCAGATACAGCTAATTCTTTAGCTGATGGTAGTTACAATTTAAATACTTCAGGTGTTATTACAGCAACTTCATTTTCGGGTAATTTTAGTGGAAGTGTAGATAGAGCTGATGGTTTGAATGATGGTAGTTATAATTTAAATACTTCTGGTATTATTACTGCTGGAAGTTTTGTAGGAAATTTAACCGGTAATGCAGATACAGCAGATAGTTTAAATGGATCAAGTTTTAATTTAAATACTTCTGGTATTATTACTGCTTCATCATTTGTAGGTAATTTAAATGGTAATGCAGATACTGCTACCACTTTAGAAGATGGTACTTATAACTTAAATACTACTGGTATTATTACCGCTAGTGGTTTTAATGCATCAAGTATAACCGCAAATAATATAACTTCTAGTGGAGTAATTACAGCAACCACATTTTCTGGAAATTTGACTGGTGATGTTACTGGTAATTTAACTGGTAATGTTAATGGTCTTGCTGTTGGATTAGTATCGGATGGAACTTATGATTTAAATACTACTGGTATTATTACTGCTGGTGGAGGTTTTGCTGGTAATTTAACTGGTAATGTTATTGGGGATGTAACGGGATATGCATCATCTTTAAGTGGAGATCCTGGAAATATAAATTCTTCCGGTATTATTACTGCTTCATCATTTGTAGGTAATTTTAATGGAGTTGTAGATAAAGCTAATGGTTTAAATGATGGTACTTATAATTTAAATACTTCTGGTATTATTACCGCATTATCTTTTACTGGATCTGGTATTGGTTTAACTGGAACAGTGGACGTTGCAGATGGAACATATGGCAGTTCCAGCGTATCTCCTAGAATAACCGTTTCTAATGGAAGAGTTACTAATATTACCGGAGTTCTAATTTCCGGTGGTGGCGGAGGAGGTGGAGGTGCTGGTGGCACTCAAATTATTGTTGCGGATAATGGTAGCGTTGTAGGTACAGCTGGAACAGTCGATTTTGGATCTGGTCTTAACGTATCAAATATAAGTGCTGGTGTTGTAACTGTTACATCAAGTGTTAATGATGACAATTCGCCACAATTAGGAGCAAGTTTAAATTTAAATAATTATAATATTTTAGGATCTGGTAATATTAATATTACTGGAAATATTACTATTGCTGATTCTAATGAATTACGTCTAGGATCTGATGATGATTTAAAAATTTATCACGATTCAAGTAATAGTTACATAGTCGATGATGGTTATGGAGACTTAATTATACAAGGAAGTCAAATAGCTCTACAAGATAATTCTAATAATTATAATTTCTTAGTTGCTTCTAGTAGTGGAACAGTTATCTATCATAATAATGATAGTAAATTTAGTACTATTGGATCCGGTGTAACAGTTTTTGGCAATTTATTTGCATCAGGTAATATAAATGCAACATCATTTATTGGAGATGGTTCCAATCTAACTGGTATTACAACATCTCAAATTGCAGGATATTCTGCTGGCGGTGGAGCTGGAGGTGGAGCTGGTTATTTTAGTAACACTCAAACTAAATCTGGTATACACACAACAGCATCTCACGTTGGTCTAGGAACCACTAATCCACAAACACCATTACAAGTTGGAGAAGTCTATGGTGTCTATTCCAGTAGAGGGTCATTTACAGCATCATCAGGTACTGCATCATTAGGAGATACTTGGTCACTCACAACAGATAATTTTAAAACTGCAGAATATACATTATATTTCTCACATTCATCTGGAATTCAATCACAAAAAGTTCTTATAATGAACGATGGAGTTACAGTATATTCCCAAGAATATGCAATTATGTATAGTAATAATCTTTTAATTTCCGTTAGTGCATCTATTGACGTTGGAAGTGGAAATTGTAGATTGGACTGGACTCCTGAAACTGGTATAAGTGGAAATATCAACTATAGATTAATAAGAGAGACTTCAATCTAATGAAAAGATACGAATTATCGGTTACAAGTCCAGAACATTGGGCTGAGATTCATAATGTATTAACTGCAGATTCTAATCAGGATGGTATTCCCGATAGAAAAATTATATGCATTGATGCAAAGGAACATAGTGCCACTCGTGGAACTTATGAATTAACAGAAGATGAAGCATCAGAGATTGCTGCTCATCCTCATATAAAATGGATAGAATTATCTCCTGTTGATAATCCAGATTCATATCCAAAACCTCAGTTTGCCACGAAAAGATTTAAAAAGAATGTAAAATTTTACCGTGATGTACTTTCATCAGGAATACCAGCATCAAATCCAAGTTCTGATGAATTGGATAGATCTAATTGGGGTGTAGCAAGACCAACTGTTAGGCAAAGCGGAACATTTTTTTCTGATAATGAAGGTTCCGTCAGTGTTCAAGAAAGTGATGTTTCTTATAGCTTAACTGGAAAAAATGTTGATGTTATTATTCATGATTCTGGAGTTTTGCAATATCATCCTGAATTTTTAAATGAAAATAACCAATCTAGAGTAAGAGATATTATTCTGGATGGTCCATATTATATTGATCCGGATTATTTTATTAATAATGGATATACAACTACAAGAGCTGATGGTAGAGTAACTGGATCGGAATCAGAATCAAGAAGTTGGTGGACAAATAGTTCAAATAGATCTGCACAATTTCAATCTGAAGGAACTATTTCAGTATCTTCAAATTATACCGAAGCAAGATCTATGGGTGCATCTCTAGATGGATCTAATAGTTTAACCAGTGGCCATGGAACTGCATGTGCATCATTAGTAGCAGGTAAAAATTTTGGTAATGCTTTTGAAGCAAATATTTGGAACATGCCTGCCGTCAGTGATAATGTTGGTATGGGTATTGAGGCTAGTTATGATGCAATGAAAATTTGGCAAAGACTAAAACCAGTTAATTCGGAAACTGGCAGAAAAAATCCAACTATTATTAATGGTAGTTGGGGATATCAAGCAGCATTTTCTGCTGGAGATACTGTAATCTATAGGTTCCGTGGTGCAACAGGTTCTTTTACTGGTAATGCTGGAACAACAGATCAAGTCACAGCAATGAAGAATGGTCTTAATAATCAAGTAAGTGGTGCGTATAAATCTTGGTCATCTTCAGCACGTTCCAATTCAACTGATGCTGCTGGAAACGAACTAATGTCGGAAGGTGTTATCTATGTTGCAGCAGCTGGAAATAATAATCAAAGACTGGGTATTGGTGCAGATGATCCAGATAGATTAAACTATTTGGAAGATGATTATTTCAGTTCAACTGATCCAAGATCTGAGTTTCCATCAACTACAGTTCCTTGTAATCATCGTGACTGGATGAATCCTCAAGGAATTGGATTTGATGAAACAAAAGATTTCCATCCAGTTGTATGTGTTGGTGCATTAGAAGATACTTTGACTGACTATGGTGCAGAACAACAAGCAACATATTCAAATAATGGACCTGGTATTGATGTTTGGGCACCAGCAGATGAGACTCTAGCTGCAGGAACAAATGGAGTTTCTGCTTATGAAGATTATGAAAGATATGATGATTCTAGATTTTATGATGCATCCTTTAATGGAACTTCTGCTGCAGCTCCAGTTGCATGTGGTTTAATTGCATTATTTTTACAAGCAAATCCAACTGCAGATTCTAGAACAGTACATAACTGGTTAAAGGATCATGGTACTACTGTTTTGCCCATAACCACATCAACTAATTCTGGTACTGGGTTTTATTCTCCAAATAACGATGATACCCAAACAAGTTATTGGACTGGAAGTTATAATTTAAGAGGTGCAAGATCAGGAGTTAGTTATAATCCATATGCTACAGATTTGAGACCATCTATTGAAGGAATAAATATAGACGGAATCAATTTTTCATACGAATAAATAATTAAAAAAGACTTATGCCGAGTAAGGATTTTGGTGTAAAAAAGATAGAACTAATTGGTTCATCAGGCACCCCAAATTTAACAAGTCCCAATAACATCAATTTAAATGCAAATACAGTTGCAATTAGTACAGATGTTTCTATTGGTGGAAAAGTTCAATCTAATGTAGTTGTTGGAACTGGATATTCTGTAGGTATTGGTAGTACGCAACCAAAACAAACATTAGATGTTAATGGAACAATTAACGCTTTAGCTGGCGAAAATAAAATACCATTTTTATATGCTAATTTAGGATCATTGCCTAATGCATCAACATATCATGGTATGTTTGCCCATGTACACTCAGAAGGTAAAGGATATTTTGCACACTCTGGTAATTGGTTGGAGTTGGTTAATAAAAATCAAAATGGTGATGTAGTATTAAATAGTAATTTAACTGTTGGTGTTATTACTGCAACTTCTTTTGTTGGAGATGGATCAGCTTTAAGTAACATTCCAGCAGACAATATTTCTAATGGTGATAAAGGAGATATTACAGTATCAAACTCTGGTACTACTTGGACCATTGATAATGGTGTAATTTCAACAGATAAAATAGCAGATGACGCTATTAATTCTAATAAATTAGAAGATACTTCTGTAACTTCGGGATCATATACTAATGCTGATATTACCGTTGATAGTCAGGGTCGTATTACTGCTGCTGATAATGGATCTGTATTTTCTGGAGATTATAATGATCTAACAAATACACCCACAATACCAACAAATACAAATCAATTAACTAATGGTGCAGGATTTATAACTACATCATTTACCAATACAAATCAATTAACTAATGGTGCGGGATTCATTACCACATCATTTACCAATACAAATCAATTAATTAATGGTGCAGGATTTATAACTACATCATTTACCAATACAAATCAATTAACTAATGGTGCGGGATTCATTACCAATAATGTAACTGGTAATTTTAATGTTAGTGGAAATATATCAATAGGCGGAACATTAACTTACGAAGATGTTACAAATATTGATTCTATCGGACTTGTAACTGCAAGATCTGGTTTGAGAATTCTTGGTGATGGACTAGATGTAACAGGTGTAACTACATTCCGAAATCATATTGATATAAGTGAATCGGAAATTCGGTTTGGATTGAGTTCTGGGGGCGGTAATGATAGATTAAAATTCCATACCTCCGAAATTTATCAAGATACAAATTCATTTAAAATTATTGGCAATACTGGTGGAGTTCTTATAAGAGCTGGTGGTACAAATGCTTGGACAAATGCAGCAGGTAATGAGTCTTATATTATTGCAGTTGAAAATGCAGGGGTATCACTTTATCATAATAACTCTAAGAAATTTGAAACAACTAGTGGTGGTATTGATGTAACAGGACATACTGAAACTGATACCTTAAATGTAAGTGGTATATCAACATTTGTTGGTAGAGTTAATATCGGTGAGCAAATAGATGCTACTGATGCAGAAACATCGATGATTATTGGTAGTGGTGCCGGTGCTATGGGCATTAACTTTACTGGTAATAATAGCACTGATTTAAACTCTACTTACTATCATAATATTAGATTAAATAAAGTTGGTAATAGCTTTAGATATGATCTAGAGTTTCATACTAATGGATATTCTTCTGGCGATATTGGTGACTTTATCTTCTATAGACGACAAACAAGTTATGGAAGAGCTGAAAGAATGAGATTGGAGGGTCAAACTGGAAATCTTACAGTAACTGGAGAAGTCACTGCTACAAACTACAGGTCAAATGATACTACTGGTGATGGTTCTGACATTGGTT